TCTTCTTCATTATGCAGCATGGCCTTCATGTACTCTCGTTTAGGGAGAGCAATATTTTTAAATGCTGCGTCCCAACTCAGATTAATGTCAAAGTTTTTTTCTCCTGTTATTTCTTCCAGTCTCTGTCTTTTTATATCTGGAGGAGTGAGTCCTTGTTTAAATTTATTCCAGGTTTGAATATCCTCGTGTAAAGTTTTTCCTATACTATTTCCTTCTACGGTATTAAAGTATAATCCTTTTCTTTTTAGAAAGGGAGGAATTGGTTTCCATAATGATTTGGTTCTAGTTAGGATTAACCAGTCTCCTTTAGTCATATCAATGTCATTTATTTTATATCGGTGATAAATATTTCCTTCGGCATCTTTCGGTAAATAATCTTTTGGTATTCTATTAATATAAATTCGTTGAATAATATTTAAAGCTTTTTGCTGAATTAAACGAGGTACTCTTTCAGATTTTGTTAATGCAATGTTTCTAGCTGGCCATTTAATAAATGAATTGACATCAGCACCAGCCCATCCAAAGATAGCCTGGTCATCATCTCCTGCTATCCATACATCACATTTAGTTTCTTCTTCAATTTTTTTAATCATTGACCATTGGATGAGTGATAAGTCTTGTGCTTCATCAACAAATATAACTTTAAATGGTGGTGACTTTCCTTTGTCTAAAAATTTTTGAACCATATCGGTAAAATCAATTAGACCATGGGTCTGTTTATAATTATTTATTTCTTTTTCAATGGCAGTAAGTTTTCCTCTAGTGATCCAAGTTAAGTGTTCATTTAAATCAAATTGTTGTTCCGCAGAAATTTGTTTAACTCTGGCTAAATTAATAAGACTTAAGTATTCACTGTTGGATGAAAAGATTCCATTAAAGTTGTTGGTTTCATAGGCTGCATATTTAATTTGAATACCACAGCTTTCTCCAATTGCTTTATAATTACCCTCCTGCATTACATTTTCTTCTTTAAGCCCCAGATTATTAAAAGCTAACGAGTGAAGAGTTTGAAAATATTTTATATCTTTTTTAGTTAGATCTTCATTCTTAGCTAGAAATCTGTCTCGGGCTTCTCCTGCTGCCTTACGAGTAAAAGCGAAGTAGCCAATTTTATCTAGGGGTGTACCTTTTTGAACATATTTATGTACTTCATTTAAAAGTCTTCGTGTTTTTCCGGTACCTGGTGGGCCTAATACTTTATAGCTGGTCATTAATAGTTAGCTCCTTTTCTGTCTACTGGTTTATATTCGATTTTATCCACATGTAATTGTACTACCTTACAGACTTTAAGAGTTTTACCATCCACATTTAATGAGTGATCAAAATCTACTTTACTTCTATCTTTTAATTTTTGTGCAATTTTTTCTTCTGGAATCTTCCATCCATTACCTAGGTGTTCAATAAAAGAATTAAATCTAAAGTAATGAAATCCTTCTTCTGTAAGACAGGATCCAAGATTAAGTTGTTTTCTTTGAGGAGCCTGTGGGCCATTAATACAGAATTGAAATAATTCTTCCGCTAATCGATCATCAATTTGAGTTCCTTTAGGTGGAGTAATCTTTTGGATATTTTTACTCCATTCATTAAGTTTTGCGTCAAATACTTTTGGTTTTAAAGTGTCAAATTTAATAAATGTCTGAGACCATATTAACCTTAAAAGTTCAGCCTGTATTGTCATTGATTTAAGATTAGGAATTACAACTCCCATTTTATCATCATTAGGCATAACAACATTGAATCTATATTCCGGTTCTACATATTTTATTACTTGAAAATCTGTGATTTCAGGAAAAGTATTATTTTTATCGGACTTAACTCCGAACGGTCTTTTGTAACAAAGACTTCGCATACATTTATCTTGAATGGGATCTTCATAGCAAGTATGTCCTGCGGTCTCTCCTCTCCATGCTTTAATTTTAGAGTCTAGTTTTGATTTATCCCAAGGGTCTGCTAAATAATTATAGTTTGCTTTTGAAACTTGATCAGGCCATTTGTCTTTGTATTTCTTTTTAGCAAAGACCATGTAGTTGTACATAAACCTATCTCTGCCATCATCTAGTTTAGATAGAGAACACCGTGCTAGACATGGAGGACCATCTTCAAATTCAGGATTGGTGCCAACTAATATATTTTTGTGAGCTTCTTCTACATGTTTAGTTAAAGTTTCATTGTCTACTTTAGATTCGTTGGCAAATTTTATAAATTCTTCAATTGATAGTTTAGAATTATTCTTGTCTATGGCATATCTATTCGATCCACCATTATTATAGTAGGGTAGGTTAATAAAGTTACCTGGTTTTATATCTCCTTTGTCATCCTTCTGTAGTTCTTTCTGTTTGGGAAAAACCTCAGTAGTTGGTTTTAATCCTAGAGGAAGCAGAAAAGCTTTTAATGCCTCTATTAAATCAATAGTTGGAATAGGTTCTTTTAAAAATACATAACAATGTAAACCCCCACTTTTAGATAAAATTGGGACTATAGGAAGTTTGTGCTGTTGAATTAAAGTTAAATACTTTTCGATTTTAAATGCACCATAGTCAGGTGGATCAACATCAATACATCCAAATTGAACAGTCTTATCTATTCTACATGGTTGAATTCCAATTGATTTTTTCCCTGCTAAATGATCTAAATAATCCTTGTCTGTAATCGGGTGACCTGCCCATTCATAATTTGGTTTAATTTTATTTTTGTCGGAGTCTATTGAAGTGTTAGACATGTCCGCCATGCCAAAGTCACCTTCATATCCTTTAAATAATTCTATAAATTCTTTTTCCATAACGATCCCTGGTTTCGGGCGAGTTCCACTCTCGCTTTCCTCGCCCTATTCTTCTTAAGAAAAAACTAGTAATTAGATTCTTCTTTTGTGTTTGCTGCAGCGTTACTCTTCTTTAAAGAGTTATGGAAATCTTTAGCCATCTGATAGATGGAAGCATTATCCACTTTTCTTAACAGGGATACTCTGTATCCGTGCCAAGTAAAACTACCAGAGTTTTCAACAGAATTTAATTTATAAACTCTAGAAAACATTGGTGCAGGAACGTTTTTATTTGTTTTAGGATCAGTTTCAATTTGATCTTGCATCAAAGAGTTCCAGTTTCTACTCACTTTTAACTGAGTAGATTTCATAGCCATTAAGGCTTTCTCTGGTTTCTCTCCATTGATGATTACAAAGTGATTTGCTGTTTTGAGAATTTGATTACCATTCTCTAAAACATCTTTTCCTGTAGAATCCTTTTTAGTTTTAGCTAAAATTTCAGGACCTCTATCAGGACTGACAGGTCTACCTTCCTTACGTTCGAAAGGTGCCCATTCAGGAAATGTTAATTTATAAAAGCAAGGTATTACTTCAATACCTTTTTCTCCACTATACAGTTTTTTAGTGACTGTATTGTAGAACATTCCTGCTTCAGCTCCTTCCACATAGTTCGCATGTTTCTTTTTAGTTTCATCCGAACCTGTTTGTAATAACTTAAGAAATGGTAAAGCCAAATCGGCTTTATCTATATTCTCAAGTCCTGCTCCAGCATCGCTTATAAAGTCGATCTTCGCTGGTAAGTTACCTTCTTTTTTTACAGTAACGTCTCTTGTCGCTTGTTGCATGTTATTTGCTCCTTGTTATTTTTGTTCTGTTTCCCTTGAACAGGTTAAAATGTTCAGAAGGCAAGTCTTGCTTTGCTTCAACTCGCTCTCTGTACAGTGCTTTAAGAGTCATAGGTTCAACTTTCAGTTTTTGTGAAGGTTGATATCCTTTACTCTCTGCAAGGCTAGTGTATTCACTTGCCTTGTTGTCTTCGCCACGACCAAAGGAAACAGTAATCTCATTCTTAATAAGATCACCTAGGTCGTTTTCTCGAAGCCATTGGTAAGCGCCTTCCCTGTTTGCTACAGGAATTGTTGCGCTATAAATCTCTTTAACTTCTATGGCAGAGCCATCTTGAAGTTTAAGAGTTTTTAGTTTCATTGATTCCATAATTTCAGGAATAACTTCTGCAGAAATTTTATCTGCTCTCTCTTTCTTTTGTTTTAAAAGAGATTCTTCTTTCGTTATTTCTTCTTCTAATTTTTGAAGATCAATTACGTAGTTAGAAAGACTTCTAACATTTTCTAGTTCATCTACTTGTTGAGGTGCATCCTCAACAAACATCTTTTGTAAGTTTTCATTACTCATCTATTTCTCCTTTCTCATATAAGTTTATTTTAATTGGATAGTACATTCTTTCTTGTCGATCCCATTTCAGTAAATTGTATTTACCGTTGGTTATATCCGAGACTACAGAACATGCAACGCCAATAATAGCGGGATCGCCTGTAAGTAGTAAATAATCTTCTGCCTAAAATTTTTTAATTTTTGTCTAAGAGAAAAAATTATAGGACCTGGACTAAAAATAATTTGTGAGTCTTCTTTTAATAAGACCTTAATGTCGCCATATTTTTGAGCGCCCATTATATTAATTTTAGGCCTGCCTTCTCGGGTGCCTGGGATTTCTTGAATAACATATACTATCGCTTTGTCTTTCATGCTTGACACTATAGGTATGAATGTTTATATTGTCAACTAGAAAGTAGAAAAAAGATGAACTATAAATTTAAGACCAAGCCATACGCCCATCAAACGACTGCGTTGGAAATGTCGTGGAATAAAAAAGTATTTGCATACTTTATGGAAATGGGAACTGGTAAAACTAAAGTTGCTATTGATAATATCGCTATGCTCTATGATAATGGCAAGATTAATGGAGTATTAATTATAGCTCCGAAAGGGGTGTATAAAACGTGGTATTCTCAAGAAATTCCTACTCATTTAGTTGATCATATAAAACCTAAAACTGTTTTATGGCAGGCAATGATAAATCAAAAACAACAGAAAGAATTAAATACGTTGTTTGAAACCGGTCATGACCTTCATATATTAATTATGAATGTAGAAGCCTTTAGTACAAAGAAAGGCGTTGATTTTGCAACTCGATTCTTAAATTCACACAATACTTATATGGCTGTTGATGAGTCTACTACTATTAAAAACCCTGGGGCTAAAAGAACGAAAAGTATTGTTGGACTAGGAAAATATGCAAAATATAGAAGGATTTTAACAGGTTCTCCTATTACAAAATCCCCCTTAGATTTATATAAACAATGTGAGTTTTTAGATGAGTATTTACTGGACCATTCTTCTTATTATACGTTTAGAACTAGATATGCAGTGATGCGTAAAGCGAATTTTAATGGAA